TTACAAGATAATTCTACCATACTTTCAGCGGTTTGTACACCACTAAATTCATTATTTTCGGACTTAAAATAGTGACGCGACAGCCTCGGTTTTAGGTATTACGTTCCTTGAGATCGCTTCAATCTCGAGCTTCTCCTTTAGAGAACCTTTAACAAGTTTTGCGATGTCTTCGGGTTCGATATCATCCTTGTCGCACAAGTATAGTATCGCTTCACAATATAGTAAGTCATCGACTCGAACTAGTCGCTCAACCTCGCGGGTGAATGATCCAGTTGAGTACAATGGTTCGAATTTCTTAGGTGCTGTTTTCATTTGAATGTGTTAATGATAAGTGTTTGATCGTTAATGCGGCCTTTAGCATCTCTCGGTTTTGTGGTGAGTCCTTTAAGCGCGCTATTGATCTTACCTCGCGCGTTCTGACGAATATCGGGAAGAACCACATCAGGCTTCCGGAGAGTCTTAATCCACGATTCGCTCTTATCGAAATTCTGAATTGTAGTTCCTTTGATCGTGAATCCCGCGTGGCCTGCCGCTAGCGTGTAATACGCGAGGGTTTTATACTTGGTGTTATACAGGAAAATTTCACGTGAACCGATCATTCTGACGGGATCGATCGAATCGCCAAACTCCTTATCCGTGTATTGGAACTTGAGATGTTTGGTTTGTGCCTCTGGAGGCTTCTCCTTTTTCTTTCGAGGAGTACCTTTGGTCGTTTTCTTCTTGACCTTTGAGAGTTTAGTAACATCCTCAATCATTTGTTGAAGTGCTTCTACACGGAACCTGAGAGCTGGTTTTCTGATGTGTGCATAACCTTCGACGAGATCGGGGTGCTTCTTATTCAGTGCGCCGTCAAATTCGTCACGATGGCCAACCAAATAGTCGATCACTGTGCTCCTTTGACTCGCAGGAATCTTTGCATTGTTGAGGAGTTCAACAACATCCATAGGCTTCGCGTGATACACATTAGCGATTGCCCAACTATCGATAAGATCTTCGAGGTGTTCAAGAACATGCATCTTAAGCACGAGCTCGGGATCAACTGATGGTTTCTCGGTGACAACCTCTTTCTCGACAACCTTCAGGCGGTTATCGTTATTCTGATCAGTGATGGCTCGGTCGAGCTCTCGACGAAGTGTTTTTTCAAGATCGCGATCGCCTTTAATATCGGGGTGAAACGCAGGCATACCCTGCATTAGTGCTCGCGCGACTTTACCCATCGTACAAGGGATATTATACCGGTCGAGTTTCTTGACGAGGTCTATACGGTCTTTAGAATAGCCGTTATGTTTCATCCATTCCGCGAGAATATCACGGAAGTCTTCTGCATCGAGATAGTAACCATAGAACGTGAAAATTCTAAATCTTCGACTACAAAACTCATCATGTGTGAGTGTTTCCCAATCTTTCCACGAAGGCTCTTCACCGGTATATTTGTAGTCGGGTGATGCGACGTCGCCGTTGTTCTTGTATTTTCTTAATTTGATCTTTGCCATCTTCTTGGTTTATTATACACTATCTCCTCGCGGATGTAAATAACATTAGTCTTTAATCTTGAGATTCTTTACATCAATGCCGATCTTATCGGCGATCTCTTCGAGAGTAAGTTCTTTTGGCTTTCTGTCTATGATGGTGCCATCGGAATTTTCGAAATAGATTTCGTTGCCGTTCTTGTCATATTCGCGCTTAGTCCAAAAGCCTCCGGAATCACCATCGAGACTTTCGTAATATGTTCGGTTACTGTCTTTGTCAAATTCTTGCCTGTAACCATGCCCATTGGAATTTTCATAGTAGATGTAATTCGCATTCTTGTCTTTGATGACAAAAGGAAAGTCCTTGATGTTGAGTTGTTGTGTGATTGTCATATTTTTAATATACTCTAGTTTTTATATTTCGGTTTTTAATTTATTTTGGAACCACCTCGCTGCAACTTTTGAGATACCCTTACCCATTTCTTTTCGGCTTATATCAGAAGCCCTTAGTGTGTCACTTTCTTCAATCCACACATCTTCAACTAAATTTTTTATGAAAACGCCAATGTTCTTGGGATCTTTATCTAAATCACTCTGGATTATATTATCCCATTGTTGTTGAAGTCGTTCCTCATCGCAATATTTTTCGACAGCGGCTTCAAGATTATTCATCTTCTCAACATTAACAGTTGGGAGTTTTCTAACTTTAGAGTTCGCGTGTTTCGCGCCCTTTGCCTTAAATGCATGACCAAATCCATATTGATCAGCTTCAGAAAAGACAAGCCCCTCTCCCGTACCAGAAATCCCAAAGGTCTTTCCAAATGGACATTCATCCTCAACTTCCAAGACCCATTCCTCCATCTCTGCAATGGCCTTATCAGGACGGTTTAGATCAATATCAATTTTCCACTTACCTCCTCTATTGATATGATAAACATTAATTGTCTCATCGTATACATTTGAAGAATCGATCCAATCATACTCTGGTTCATCTTCTTCAGAGTCTTTAATATATTTCACACCAAAGACCACAAACATTTTAGGTAATTGGTTTAAGGCCACTCCTTTCTGAATTGAACCTCCACACCATTCGCCATAAACCGCTACCTTATCGTAATATGTATTTCCTACAATTTTACTTCTAAGTAGATGACCCTCTTTATAAACCCAATGAGCAAATCCAGCGTTGTCCTTTTCTTCGTTGATAAGATTTTCTCTTGATTGGCAGTAGAATTCATCACTATTCAGATCAAATACAATTGTGGCGCAAGTCCCATGTAATTTACACCGTCCAACGAATTTTAACACGGGAAGTTCCTTAGAGCTGTCAAAGATGGGATCACCATTCTCATCCGCTCCCACGTATTGATTATGTAATTTCAGATCTCTTAGAACCTGATGATATTGCCTGATTTTGGTAAATTTGTAATGTTTCTGTTTCATAATTATTTTGATTGTAAGGATATCTGAAGCTTTTCTTTGAAGTCGCTGGAAAGTGGTGATAGGTGACGGAAGATTTCATTAGCCGTTTCCATATCTCCACATACAAGGTTAAAGGGTATATCAAAACAATGCCACTTCCCATCTTTCACGTTAGATGCATCCGGCTGTTGTCTGGTTTGCATATACCTCTTAAGTTCTTCGGCAAAGATAACACCGGAGCGTTTCTCGATATCGTTAATTGTGAGGTTTCCTAGTAGTATCATATTTCTAATATAAGTTTTCTGAAAATAGTGTCCCCTGACTAGAAACCTCCTTAGAAATTTGACCATTACCTTCAGCAATTACCCAAGCTTCTTCGCGGCTCATAAAATCTCCGAATTGATCGAGAAATCCCTGTTCGCAATCTCTCCACCACGGAATACCTTCAGAGCTTGCCATTTGGCTTCTCATCACTTTATCGAAGTGTCTTGCTCCCGTGATTATACGACCTTCCTTAAACATGGCGGCACAAACGACACGCCTTGGACATCCATCATAGTCAGGCTCCCAATCACTTGGAACGGGATCATTTTTATAATTCATAATTTTGTTATCTGATATTCTGAATATAGCAGCACTCACCACATGCGGACTTAAAACTAACCCATATCTTTTCCTCAACTCCCTCTTTAATTGTTGAGACATGTCCTTCTTCACAATCAGGATGACTTGTATCATCATTTGCGTGATTTGGGATGTATGTCACGGGATCTCCGATTTTGTAATCACTCGCCTTTTTCATGTTACGACTATACTCTAGTTTTTATTATCCTACACTACACCATCAATCACTATACCAATCTTCTTTCTTCCCGTATGAGTCAAACCCCTTATAATAAGTATTTTCAACTGCCTCATCGATCTTACGGTCTTGATATCCATTTTCATATGAAAGCGCGGCGTATTCTTCAATCATCTCCTCAAGATCTTCAAAATATCCATCCTCTACATATTTTAATATTTCCTTAATTTTCATTTTTCTTTTTTTCTCCTTCGTCGGATTTTACCGCTTTCTTAGAAAAAATCAAGTCATAATTAACCCTAAACCTATCCAAGTCAGAAATTCTACTTTTATCCCCTTTACCACCTTCCCATTGATCTCCCATTATTTTATTTTTTTAAATGTTCAATTATATCTTCGTTAATACCTCTAAAGTATTTTTCAGCATCTTCCAGAGAATCAAATACTTCCTCTTGTGTGACATCTTTTAGGTAGTGTGAGTCGCTTTTATTCACCCATAAAATCTTCATATCGTGTAAAGTAGGTTCAATGCGCCATTTCAAAGGGGATTCATCATTATCATAATACGGACTAAGAGCTACATAAATTGGGTTATCGTTATCGTCGTAATCTTCAATTTCCCAAAATTCTGGTAATTTAATCGTCATATTATTATCACTATCAACTTCTATAACTCCATTTTTTTGTAAATTTCCGATGATTTCACTTAGGGTATCATCATTAGAAAATTTATTCCTATCCTGTTCATCCATATTATGCATTTCTAATAGTGTTAAAATTGCCCCCTTCTCTTCGTATGTCAAGTCACTTTCAGGAAGTTCTCCAAATGGTCTATTTTTCATATCAGATTCAGGAGGAGCGTCCGGTAATTCCCAAACGGGTTCTACTTTATTTTTCATTTACTTTTTCTGGAAATTGTGTTGCATAATGAAGCCTAAATGCCCTCTGAATCTCAGGTTTCATGAAAGCGTCTTCCAATGCCCTTTTGAGGTTATCTTCCCCCGTAATACCCTCTGATGTGATATAATCCGAAACTGAGGAAATTTGTTCTTTCATATAATGATGAAAATCAAGGAATTCAATATTATTATAATATTCCTTCTCTTGTGGGGATGTTTCAACGGGAGGGAAACTTTCATATCCTCCAAGAGCTTCCATAGTTTCAGGAGATAACTCCTCCGTTAGAAATTGTAAAAATGTTTTCATAGGTGTATGATATTCTAGTTTTTATTCTTGGCGACCCATGCCATAATCTCATAATGGAAATCTTTCTCATCTCTAACATCCCCATCTCTCAAATATATGAATGATATTGGATGGTCTGAATTCATATTTTCCCATACTTCGATATTATTATTTTCTTTCATGAAAAATGAGTAACCCCCAATTTCCCCTTCGTATTTTTCTTTCATTTTTATTTTATCTTAAATTTAAACTATTTTATAATGAGAACAATGCCTTCTTTACCATCTGTTTCATTTTATACCATTCCTTAGTTTGTGGTTTCTGTTTGAATGTCCTCCAATGGGATATAAACTCTGCAAACCATTCCCCGAAGTTTGTGGATGCGTAGTCACTTGGAAGTCCAAGGTGTTTAGCCATAGCTATTCTATGTTTCTCGTTGACATCACCCTCCAATGAATTTCGACTAGTTCCTTTCTGTCCCCTCATCTTAAAATAATCAGTTAAGAGATTTTTATAAGCATCTTCTAATATTTTTCTAGTTCTAATTGGTATTGAATCTGCAAGGTAATGTGCGTATTCATGGATTAAAAGATGCTCATGATTTAAACTATTTTGATCTAAAAATATAGTTTTTTTGAAATAAAACCCAGCACTTGATCCCATATTATTTGCCACCGGATTGGTTTCAAAATCCGTTATAACAACCTTGGGTTTTTTATTTGGTAATATGTCCCGAAAATTATAAGCCTGATCTGGTAAATTTGATTTTTTATGACTAGGTTTGAGTGAATTTTTAGCGGATGATTTATTTTGCCTACCTAATAGGATGTTGACATGTTCCAACATCAGGTAATACATTTCAGAATTTTTATCATGGTCTATCGTTACATACTCATCTGTGTAAACTCGTAACCCTTCTCTCTGTAAAAGAATTTTATGGTTTTCCCCAATTTTCGGAGAGAGGTAATCGGCCTTGAGTTGATTTGAATCAACTTCAGACATATCCTTACTTTTATCGTCTACCCATTTTTTATTATCGACGCGATTGGATTTTTCCAACTCCCTTTTTCTCAAAGGGTTTCTTTCTTTCCTCTCTAAAAATGTTAAGAAGTCTATCATTTTAATATTTAAAGTGTTTCATAATATTCTTCTAAAAAATCAAGACCATTCCACTCTCCTAACATTTCAAGAATATCGTCTCCATCATCAATCCATTCTTGAACCATGAACTGTATAGATCCATTTTCTTCCAAAAATCGAACACAGTTATTAATAGTCAGATCCGATTTATAAAAATCATGATCCAAAGATTCATTAAGAATTGTGAATGTGCTTCCGGTTTCTTCTGTCATAATATTAAGGAAGATTAATATGTTGATATTCTTCCACCTGACTTTCAAGAATTTCTCCAAATTTCATTGTGAGATGATTGTATTCTATTTTTACCATCCGTAGAGTGTTTCGCCAAGCGTGGAAATGGTAGCCTTACCATCTACTACTGATACAAGTTCAACCCCAAAATCATCTTCACCTAGAGCTACAATAGCAAAGCCATTCGACCAGTTTGGATATGAACAATATACAGGGGTTAAATCACAGCAACATCCAATCTCATATCCAAATAGTTGAGCTTCCTTGCGTTTACCTAGTCCGGGTTGTCTAACGGACACACTACCAACTCGATGAACATGACCCATCATAATGGATGCTTTGTATTTTTCAATCTCTCCCATCACAGACGATCCAGCGTTTTTACGAACGGTGGTTCCGTGAAGAATATGAAGACCGTTTAGGTTTACCATATCAACAACTTCCACATAATCTTTAAAATCACCTAAGAAAATATTTTCATACGTTAGCATCTGCATAACCTCTGGAAGACATCCAAGCTCTGGAATGCGCTCGGAAAGATATCGAAGCCATCTTGATTCCGGTCCTCCCGATGAATGGTTGGCATTAGTTTCGTAAATCTTAGCTCCATTGCTCACTTCAATAAGACGATGAAGGAATTTATGATACTCCTCACGCTCAGTTAAGAGGCTATAGTTGTTCTGGATATCTTTAGGAAATCTAGATAGTGCTAATATATCACAACTATCACCATTGATAATAATTGTCTTGGGTTGAAGTCTTTCAATGGTCTCCAATATGATGTTAACAGTCTTATCACACTGAAGTGGAAAATGTAAATCCGAAAATACTACAGCGAAATCAGCAAGTTTAGATTTTGGATTTTTATATTTTGGAGCTGGAAGTTTGATAGGAGCTAGATTATTAATAAGATCTAAAACTTCTTCCTCCGATCTTTTAAATCTCATGGGTTTAATCCTCTGAAGATTGGGATTAACAATCCCAATAATTTCTTCAATTGGATCGATTTCATGATACCTACTTACCCAATCTTGGGCAGTTGATTTTGCGACACCGTATATATCTTTAATCTTGGAATATGTAAGACCGTCTTCCAATCTCGATTTAATTACTTTCTCTTTTAATGTTACCATATCTGCTGTATTTAATTATTTTTTTTCAATTATCTAATCTTTATCCTCAAACCATTCTACTGTATAATTATTTGTATTATCTCTTGTCAGCTCTCCCGACATATTATCAAAAACATAAACTTCACCATTCTCTCCTAAAAATGTGTGGGATATAAAACAGCCCAATGACTTATCGTAGACTTTGAATTTCACTTTTTGTTATTATATTTTTTCCAAATTTTGGCGAAAATCGGACAATCTGTGTAAAACACATCAGGACTATAAATCAAATCAGAAGAGGGGCTATATACTCTTACAACGTATGAATTAAAGACATTAACATAAAATAATTTATCCTTATAATACACCACCTCTGACTCATGTATATCCTGAGCAAACTCCGACAACCAATTCAAGGGAATCCCATCATTATCGGTATAATACCTATATGGTTCACAAGAATCCATCAACTTTGACCCTTTGACTATACACTTCAAAGCCATCTTTTGATCAATATCACTATAATCAATTGCAAATTTCTTCATATTCTTTATATTCTTCAATTTTGTAAATGCTGTTTTTTGTTGTGATATAACCACCCTTCATCTCCATAATGGGAGAGGTGTGGAATACACCCCGAACCTTGATTCCATTTCGATAATATCTCATCATCTGTAAAGGCTCCCCCACTTTCAATTCTCCAGTAAGATCCCCTACTACATAGTATCCAACATTAGGAGAAAGATGATCATCAGAATAAGATACCGCTGATGACATGAGCGAATCTCTATACTCTTCTATAGACAATGCACTTTCCACAATTGCATTTTCTGGTATTTCAATTTTTGTTATTTTTATCATATTTCACTTTGTAATGATCTATGGTCAATTGTAAACCATCTCTGAAGGATGTCAAGTTAAATCCCCTTTTATAATTCAGAGATTCAATGGCATACCGGAAATCGTGACCTTTTCGGTCTTCCACATATTCAATATAAGAATCGGTGTGAAATGACCACATATCGGGAAATATTTTTCTAATCAATTCAACGATGATATCGTAATTGGTATACTCTACCCCGCTTCCGATATTATAAGTCTTCCCCCCCTCCCCAATTTCGCAAATTTCCAAAATACTCTTATTATGATCATCAACATGAATCCACTCTCGGATATTTTGACCTGTCCCATAGAGAGGAATCTTTGTTCCATTTACAAGATTACGAATTACCGTTGGAATGAACTTTTCATCAGCTTGATACGCTCCATAATTATTACAACACCTTGTCGTTATAATATCCATTCCAAAGGTTTCTGCATATGACTTGGCTATCATATCAGCCGAAGCCTTGGACGCCGAATAAGGGCTTCTAGGAGCTAATGGGGAGTCCTCTGTAAATGGATCATCATCTTCTCCTAGATGACCAAATACCTCGTCGGTACTAATATTACAAATTCTAGCATTTGGGTGATATTCTCTAATATATTCCAAAAGAGATGTAATACCTAAAACGTTATTAGAAATGAAATCCAAGGGACTTGAAATACTCCTATCAACATGTGACTCCGCAGCAAAATGGAAAACATAATCATACTTCACATCAGGGAGAGTTAAATTTCCCAAATACATATGATTCAAAAGTCGAATATCGATGGGAACAAAATGATAGATATTATCCCCTACATCCAAATCCAATTTTCGAGAACCTTCTCCCTCTTTATCAATATTCACAACCGTCATGTTGTGATATTTTTTAAGAATCATTTCAAGGAAATTACTTCCTATGAATCCTGAACATCCCGTCACTAAAATTTTATTCCCTGTCAAATTCAACATTTCAATTATCTTATCATTGTAATATCAGGAAATCAACCTAAATATAGGAAATGGATGATTATGACGATGAAATCGATATGGAAGTGGATAGCATCATTTCACAAATCAAAAACCAAAGTGCTAATTTAAGGAAACCGAGGGAAGAATATCCCGAACTTTCCGAAGAGGAAGTTGATTCATTTATTAGGAAACAGGCAACAAAAATTATCATGGATGCGGGAGATGTTATTTCCCAATTGAAAGACGTAGTTCAGACTCCAGAAGAGATGTCAGGATTTTCCACTCTTTTAAGAGCTTTCAACTCATCAGTTGAGATTCTTCAGAAGAGACAAATAGCTGATAATAAAAATATAACACAAAAAGAAATAGCCGAGTTAAGTCTATCTAAAAATGATGAGAAGGAAAGTAAAGGATTTCTCATATCCAGAGAAGATGTAATCAAAGCTCTTATGGATAAGAAAGAAGAAGCGAAAGAGATTGAACCTCCCACGGTAGATATTTAAATAACCCTTGATTTGACTTCCTCTAAGTGATAATCAATTTCTCCACCGCCGATCCTTCTTTGAAGCCATTCTCCATCCTCGATTAAGGCACCAACTACGGAATCATCAACGGAGGATGATTCCAATCCAACCATCTCCCTTTTAAGTTCTTCAAATGTTGGTTTCCTGTGAAAATATGCGAGAAAATAATCTCCATATTGGTCATATTCATTATAAGATGATGTTAAAATATAAGCTGTCATGCTCTTATTGTATTCTATTTTTTAAGCACTGTGTTATTCACATGATAATGCTTAAGGCAGTTTTTACAAGTTACGTCTTTCCAATTTTTAACGAGTAATCCGCGAGGTGGATGTTTTGACCAGTAACCTTTACGCCCACGGCATGTAGTCGTGGGGATCATTTCATACTGACCAAACCCAATATAACATTCGACCTTATTTTTGTAGTCAGCTTTGTGCTTTGTCATGGTCATACTATATTCTAGTTTTTATGGTCCCAACTGACCAGTCACCGAATTGAGTAAGTATTCCCGATCCTTCTCCGGATTGGATACTTTCAATACAGATTGTCTTTTTACAACACTATCAAAGACCCGACCCATTAGATCAAGATCCACGATCTCATCCAACGCACCATCTACTATCTTTTTCTCAAGTTTGCTATTTATTGCAATTGAATCGTTATCATCTCCAAATTGGTTGTATGTTTTTCTATCTTTAAATATGCGGAAGTCCTCCTCCCCTAACGTATCTTCAACCATACTGAATATGTCAGAACTAACTTCATCAAGGACATTATAAAAATAAGAATCCTTGAGCATATAACTAGCGTTTGACTTCAAAGCCCATTCTCCCGTCGATTCTTCCTCATATCTCTTCTGAGGAGCTTTATCTACAATCGGTAGTGTGTTATCGACAATTGTTGATAACTTAACAGATGATCGAAATACATCTTCTGATTGCTTTGTGGAATTTATAATTAATTTTTGTATAAATCCCGGTAATTTATTATAGGTATCAACTTCACAACCAAGTTGGAAATCACCATCTTCATAGAGTGTGACATTTTGTGATAGCCTTTGTTTATTTCCCGTAAATCCTATGGAATTTGGTAATTGGGAAAAGTAATTTTTACCTTCTGTTAAATCTGGTAGATAGCTCCCCAAAGGACCGCTTCTTAAAAGATATATGTAATACTGAATTGTATATACATCCAAATCAGCACCCTCTTTATCAAGCTTATCTATAAATTTAGCGAGTTGTCCAAGACCCAATTCATAGATCTTCTTAAATTCCACCATGAAGTCGATTTCAATCGCTGAAAAGGCATCTCCTAAATTGGTAATGTTTTCCAAATCCTCTCGGGTAAAACAAATCGATCTAAGAGTTTCGCAACTATTCCTCATAATTTTTATTTAAGGTCACTTGCGACATTACTCGGCGTTACTTCATCACTTGGCAATTTAAAGATTTAAATTGCCAATATTGGGGTTTCTTCACTTCACAATATACACGATCAGTCTTACCGATCATGTCATGTATCTCCCCTCTCAGTTTATTGTATTTCTTAAATAAACCGTTGATTTCACATACTAGGATAAATCCCAGTAGAACTGCTACGCCTGTGTATATTATATATGTGTCCATTATTATTATTTTTTAGAATCTGATATA